TAAGCTACTATGTTTAAGGCTTTTATTACATTCCATTCTAAAACTATATCCCATTTGTCTATTCTACTATTAGTTAAGTTATCTAGTGTTTGCCACCATCCCCATCTTTTATTGAAGCTATCTCTGTCTCCGCTTCCCTCTTCAGTCTCTCCGCTTCCTCCATTAAACAAGTTTTTATAATTTCCGTTAAGGTCTCCGAGTGAGTGTAAAAAAAAACCCCTATCGGATAGGCTATTGTCATAGGCATATTGTCAAAAAAGTTTTGTTGTGTTTGCCTTGTCAACTTAGCATCCATCTTAATATTATGCCATATAAAAAAACGTTTCTTAATAGGTCTACAAATAGTAGTTAGTATTCTATGTAGGTTGTTAAATATAGCCTCCTGGTCATCTTTTGCACTTTGTAAGATTTCCATAATATTTATATACTCTGCAAATATCAAATTTTGTGCTTTAAGTTCAAATTTATACCAATTGTCACCTATCTTAAATTTATTGTTTTTTAGTTCTCTAGGTAATTCAGTTTCTAAGAATGACATTTTTTCTTTAATACTCTTATACTGGTCTAGACTAATATTTTTAATTAGTTCCTTTTTTTGTCCAGTTAGTACTGCTAGTATGTTTATGACTCTGTTTATTGGAGTTAACTCTGAGTTTAATACTGGTCTTAGGTTTATGTATTTACCTATTGTAACATCTTCCCATTTTGTTGGTATTGTGATTCTCATATTTCTATATATAACAAATTTTTGAATTATAACAAAAGCACTAAAAATAAATTTTAATTAAATAGTAATTAACTAAACACTAACTAAATAAAACAACTCAATATCTATTTAAACACTATTTAGATAAGTTCTAAGACACTTAAATAGTTTTTTGGTATATTCATATAGATTAACATTTTAAATACGATTAAATCTATTTATTTTAATTATGCTGCTTTTTGTTCTTATTTTATCTTTTCTTTTATTGTCTTTTCTTTTCTTATCTTATCTTATATAACCCCATTTGCTCAGCATTTGCTGACCATTTGCTTAGCATTTGGTGTTTTTTCCTCTGTTAAAAAAAAAGAGGAAGTAACGCTCTTTTGCCGACTACTTCCTCAAAATATAAATTAATAAAATAATTATCAATAAAATCTAGTGTAAATATAATCAATTTTATCGTATTGAATACCAGCCTTTATTATTTTGTTTTAAATGTATTAAAGCTACGTATCTCAAAGCATCTAGTAAGTGGTCTGCTCCTATTGGTTTTTGTAGACTATTTCCGTTTTTGTCAGTAGCCCATTTGTAAGTCCTAAACTCTTTTCTAAGGTTACTACTATTAACTACATTTATTTTAAATCGTTTAAGAATATCTATTCCGTTAAGTATACTATCTCTACCTTTTGTAGCTGGCTTAGCGTTTAAACCTAGTCTATATATCTCTTCAATACTCTTAGGCTCTGCTGAGTCACAAATAACCTCATCCCTACCTATAATAGGTCTTAGTCTTTCTGCTAGGTCCTGGTTAGTTAATTCTCTTTCGTAGATAATTTCCTTTAAATATAGCTCGTCATCTTTACGATATACTGCTACACAAGCTGAGGGGTCAATAGAATAACCAAAGTCTAAGCCATAAGCTACTAACTTACAGTCTGGCATACTATTTACATACTTAACATTTTCATATACTAGCCCACTAATATTGCCATACTCTCCTAGTCCGTATATCTTCCAAAACTCTTTATCTGTTTGCTGTAGATACTCTATTTCTTTAATTAGTGACTTAGGTAGAAACGAATTATTTTTATAGTTAGATACTATCACCTCTACGTCATTGACCTCGTTAGAACGCTTAATCTCTAGCTCCTGGTTAATCCAAATCTGCTCATCGTCTGGGTTAAAGTCTAGAAATATCTTATTCTCGGTTCTCATTAGTAATTGAAAGAACTCCTGTTTGTATTCTAACTCATTAGCCTCATTACAGTATAATATATTTCTTTTAGCTCCTCTTAGCTTTTGCTCATCATCTGCACCTATAAACTCTACTAATCTCTTTCCGTATCTGTATTGCTTTTTAGTTTTGTTATGTTCTACCCCACTATACCAGCCTTCAGCTTTTAGAATGTCCTCAAAGTCTCTTATGACAGTACCGTCTAGATTAGTTCTATACTTTCTTACAGTGGTCCAAACTCCCTCACTAATATAGTTACCATTACCATAATTCCCACTAATTAACCACAAAGCACAAAGCTGGTTAAGACTCCAGGTCTTACTGCTCCTAGTACCTCCTCGATTAATTACTATCTTAGCCTTAGAATCGTAGTTACGTTCGAATATTTCAGTCGCTTCCACGCTTTATGTTGATATTAATATTGTGAACTGTCTGTTCTATTTCCTGTTTGTCTGGAGCGTTTAATCCAAACATTTTAGCTATTGAATCATAAGCACCTCTATAGTCACTTCCCTTAACCATTTCTTTAAGTAAATAGAATTTGGCTTTTTGGTCCTTAGTTAGGTTTTCTTTTGCTGCTAAGTCCATTAGATACTCCCAGCTTTTAATCATCTTAAAATAGCCCTCTGCTACTTCCTTCCTAGTTATTTGGAATGACTCAGACTCTTTTGTTTGCAACTCTTTAACCCTTGTACTTATATTGTATTGTGCTAAGAGGTGACTAGCCTTAGTAGCTATAGTCTCTAATTTAGTGTCAGCACCAACATCATAAGCTCTTCTATAAGCCTCTGAAGCATTACCAGTATTAACATACTCCTCAGCGAATTTTCTCTGTTTAGGTGTTAGCTTTTTCATAGTCCACAGTGTCCCGAATCACATTCGTTAAAATCATTGTCAAATAATTCTATTTGTGATTTCCATTTTAAAATATCTTTGTACATAACATCACTTCTCCATTTAGATTTTTCCGTTTCTTGGTCTGCAAACCATTGCATTTTATTAAGGTGTTTTTCACTCATCTTTTTTAATAGTAGTGGACTCCTCCAGTGGCAGCCTACACAGTTATTCATATAAGCAAATCTTACTGGCTTATCTTTCCAATAGTTCTCTATATTATCTTTATATATATTGTCTTTAATTAATGGGAATTCTGGTTTACAATACCTTATTTCTTGCCAACTATTTCTACCATCTTTTAATTTACTAAATGTAGCTTTTACCTTTGTAAATCCTTCCTCATCTGTTTTACTTAACATAGTTTTAGCTCGATTAGTTTCGTTAGCTCTATATCCAAATCTCATTTTAACAGGTTCTTTAATTACGTCATACATCCAATATAAAACTGGCATTGTTTTTAGTTCAGTAGTACAGTATCTAGATATTTTATTAGGTAGGTATTTAGTTCCATTTTTTCTAGTGATAACTTCGTCAAATGTTTTACCACTAACCCAGCTTATTTTTTGACCTATAAACTGCTCTAAGTCTAATATTGTATTAATAATAATATCATCTTCTAATGTACCAATAAACTCTTTTCCTAACTTATCACTAACTAACTGCCTTACTTTTACATCTGGATACATACAGTTTTTGTCATTAGTTCTAACTAAACTAAAAACATTGTAGTCAGCTTTATAGTTAGCTGCTATGTAAGCTGAGGTTTTACCTCCTGATATGCTATTAACTGTTTTCATAGTTTCTCACTATTGTCTATAACTTGTTTTATAAAGTAGTCTGGTAGTCTCCTCCATTTTCTTTTAGCTTCCATAAATCTGACAAAGTAGTTTACTGGCTTACTACCAAATAAGGCTTTTTGTTCTTTAATTTCTTTCGGTGTTAATTTCATTTTCGTATATATAAGCTAATTCTAATACATTATAATCAAACCCAAATTCATAAGTAGTAGAGGCTACCCCGTTTATGTCAAAACACTGATAAACCTCTCCGTCTATTTCACTATAATAGTAGAGTCCGTCTTCGTCAATAAAGTAGCCATAGCTAACTTTTCTTTTTTGGTGTTCTTTTTTTTCTGACATTCCTTTTCTTTTTAACAGCTTCAGCTTCTTTAGTCTCTTTAGTTATTAACCAGCTTAATAATAAACTCATTTGGTTTTTTACACAACTATTACACGCCCAACTAATCCTAACGTCTGGATAGTTTTCTTTTAGTATAGGGTCGAAATTATTTCTAAGAAAAGAGATATCTACTTTACTAGGAAACGCTTTTACTTTGTCATATTCTTTAATTACTTTCTCTATTGTCATAATAATCGCCTTTCTATTATACGTAAAATTAACGGAGTTATCAATATTAAAGGGTCTAAAGTTATAAAAAAAGTTATTAAACTAATCCAAAAGCTGAGACAAAAGCTACAGTTAAAGGGTTTGTAATCTAGTTTATTTATCATAGGTCTAGCGTAATCTGTCCAGGTTGTGGCTAGTGATATTATTATTAAGGTGTTAAGTATAGAATTCATTTAGTGACCAGTTTTGTTTTATTTTATTTGCTAATTCTTTAAATTTATATTGTATAGTATTTTGGTGAATATTAGTCTTTTTAGCTAAGCACTGCTTATTGCCAGAGCAAAGTAATAAATGTTCTAACATTATTTTATCTAAGCCATCTAGTGAGTTAATAAGGTCTTTTAGTACCTCATCTTTAAAACAACTATTAGTATAAGTCTCTATGTCTTCTAAGCTATTAAAGTGACTAGGTATATAGTATTTAGTTCTATATCTACCTCGCTCACTTATTATTTGAAATATACATAATTTATAGACGTATTTCTTAATAGAGTTTTCGCTGTCTAATTGTATAATAAAGTCCTCCCCTTTGTTTAGTAGTAGTATAAAGATATCCTGTTTAAAGTCTTCTAATTCGACTACCTTATACTCTCTGCCTATATACAAAATAAAGTTCTCTATTTTTTTAATTAGTTTGTTATTCACTTAATCCTTAGTTACATTATACATTTCAGACTTTAAAAAACTTATGTTTGTTCTCATAGCGTCTACTACTCTATAACCAGACTCTAATAGTCTTCTTAATTGGTACATCTCAGGTACTTCTACCTTAGCCTCATTAGTGGCTCTAGCTACAGAAAACCCTTCAGCTACTTTAGTATGTATTACTTTCTCATAGTCTTCGTGCGCCTTAGTTCTCATAGTTTCTATGTGATATAGTCTACTAGTTAGTTCTTTTAGTTGCTGGTTTAATTTATTACCGTCAAATATATTTGTAGAGTTATACTCTTCTATTAGGTCAGCTATTCTATTTAGTGTCGATTTCATTAAAAAATAATTAATTATTATAATTTATTAAGCCACTGACTATAAATCTCTGTAGCTATTTGTGCAGTCATTACTGGAGGTACACTCATACCTATCAAGTATTTAGGTTTGTTAGATAAAAAAATATAATCTAAAGGGTAAGTACCAACTTTACAGTATTCGCTATCTGTTAATATTCTTGGATAGATATTATCGTATAAATTACTCCCTGATTGGTTTGCAATAATAGTAGGACAAACTTTGTTTAGGTGCATTTTAGTTTCACCAAAATAATGTCCTTTTTTATGTACAGTTCCAAAATTATTTCCTGGTAAACATTTAGTCCATAGTTTTAAAAGTGTTTCATTAAGTGTTTTTATAGGTTTGCTATCTTCTCTTATTTGTGAATAATTAATATTTTGTTCATTAAATTTTAAATCTAATTTAGGCGCTGTTTGAAACATATCTACAGACTCCATAAATTGATTAGATAAATCTTTTCTTAAAGCTATAAAAAAAACTCTTTTCCGTCTTTGAGGCACACCCATAGTTGAGGCGTCTAATAAATAAGGCTTTATTTTTAATTTATATCCAGCCTCTTTAAATTCTTTATAAATCTTTTTTACATATTCTTTAGCCGCACCCATCATTAAGCCTGCTACATTCTCAGCTACTACTACTTTAGGCTGTAGCTCTTTAGCTAGGTTTATAAAATCAAAAAACAAAGTATCTAAAACTTGTTTAGATTGTCCTTCTCTAAACTTCTTTTCTTTCCCCCATCCTTTTTCTCTACTTCCTGCCATACTAAAACTACTGCAAGGCGGAGAGCCATCTAAAATATCTAAGTTGTATAATTCTTTTGGTAAATCTTTACGCTTTGCAAAAGTAGTAATTGACTCTAAAAAAGAATACTTAGGCTTATGGTTTACTTTGTAGACTTCAATCATTTTTTTGTCAATATCATTATGCCCCAACACATCAAATCCCGCTAACTTATAACCCATTGTCGAACCTCCTCCACAAGCAAAGCAACTAAATACCGTTCCTTTGTCTTTTGTAAAGTTTGCATCTTTTAAAGTCCATTCGTAAGAAAATTTATGTTTCATTTTGTAAGTCTTGTATTGTTTTAAGTAAATTCATAAAGTCCTCAAATTCTAAACAGGCATAGTCTTTCTCAAAGTTCTTAGTAAATACTACTACTGGGGTTTTACCTAGTGGCTTATCTGCTCTAGCCTGAGCTAGTGCTTTCCAAATATTTAGCTTTTCCTGGTTTTTACATTCCCAGTGATAGTCGTATAATACAGAGTCTGGATTAATGTCTATAATGTCTCCTTTTATACTCATTCCCCCACTCATTGGAGTGCGTCTAACATTAGTATTAAATTTATTATTTAATTGCTTTGCTACGTCTCTCTCAAAGCGTTTTCCTTTTTGGTTAGCATTCATTTTTCAAAGTGTTTTCTTATTACCTTTCCTAAGTCAGTGTCGTTAGGGTAGATAGTACATAAGTAGTTAATACTATTTTCTATAGGACTGTCTGGATTTTTATATACAGAGTCTTTAGTTTGTCTAAGTTCGTTTAAGCTCCTTTTTTTCATAATTTTTTTCGTAGTTTTCTGTCTTCAGATATTTGTTGAAATAGCAATACAAAACAGCATCCAGCTATAAAACAAAGTATGTGAGATAGTAGCATTAATGTAAATATTTTATTCATTGTCTTTTAAGTTTGGTGACTCTAATTCGGCTTTTTTTAGGTCGTGTTTATATTTATCAAAGCTAGTTTTTAATATAGCATTTTCTTTATAAGATACAGCGTTCTCATATTTTAGTTTAGCTATTTGTTTTCTTTGCTTTCTAATTTCGTCTTGTAGTTCGTGTATTAGTTCTAGTATATCTACTAAAGTCTCTAAGCCATCCCGTTTAGCTTTGTCTTTTTTCTTTTCTAGTTGATGACTAGCTTTAATAATTAATATATCTAGTTTGTTTTTTCTTAGTAATACGTCTAATTCGTCCATAGTTGTGTGTTATTTTGTTGTGTTTTTTAAAATGTTGTGTCCTCCAATAGTAAATCCTAGACCACTATTATAGTCAAAACAAAGAGGCTCAGTTAAAGTCGGAGTTCCTCCAGTTTCCTTATCCTTAATTTTTTCTACTCTTAGCTGGGTCATCATCCATAACTGAGGACTATTAATAAAACGGTGAATAGATAAGAACTGGTCGCATCTATTAGCAAATACTTGTCCTCCCTCTACGTCAGATTTTCTAGGGGGTTGTATATAAGAAGCGAATTCGTGACCAGGTGGGTATACTCTTCTAGCTGACTCTGTCATAGGGTGAGTCATTAAATATATAGCTTTGCCAGTAGTATTACAAAACTCTCTTATGTCATTACAGATTAAATAGTTACGCTCATATTGATTAACTCGTCTGTCGTGATTTAATCCAGTAAAAGGGTCAATTACCCCAGCGTCACACTTAGAGTCCTTAAATATCTTTAATAGTTCCTTATGATTATACATTTTTTTATTAGATATAAAAGTAAACCAGCCATCTATTTTGTTATTATATTTCTCTATTTCTGCTTTTGTTAGTTCGTTTAGTTTACTCTGCGAGTACATTTGTATTAAGTCTCTAGTCAATTGACCAGCTGAATTTTCACCTGACCAAATGCACCACTTAATATTATGCTTAACACTCAAAGCTAAAAAATACCATAAACAAAAATTAGTTTTCCCTACATTATCTAGCCCTACTATAATCGAAAAGCTACCTCTTTTATATAATACCCAGTTATCTAATTCGTTACCTATACCTAGTCCTCTTTTAATTTTACCCTCTTTAAAAGCGTATAAATATTTTAGTTGCTCCTCCTTTTCAAGTATCATTGCTTTGTGCTTTTATAAAGTTATTGATACTACTAGTAGATAAATAAGGGTCATTAGTTTTTACTTTAGTCTTTTTAGACTTCTTAGCAGCTTCAACTCTCTTAATATATTGTTCTTTTCGTTCGTTATATTGTTTATCTAAAAATTTTATTTTAATTTGGTTACCCTTTTTTTGTATTAGCTCCTCTTCTAGTAGGGTGTCTAGTGACTTTTGCCCTATTCGTCTAGCTAATTTAGTGTAAGTCAATTTACAATCTTTATTCCAGTAGTGGCATACAGCATCTATAAAAGCTCCTTTGTCTTCTTTAGATAGGTAGTTTATCTCTCCCCCTATCCACTGACTAGGAAAAAATTTAAAGTAAGGTAGTTCTTCGCTCATTTAATTGTGTTTGTTGTGTTGGTTTTAATTGATAAAAATATTTATTTATTTTGTTGTTTTTACTAAAGTCAGTTTGATAACTTACTTTTTGTGTTATAATTTTAGACTCTAAAAGGTTTGTTCTTTGCTCTTCTAAGTTATAAAAAAAATATCCTTTCTCGTCTTTTACACAATAGTAGGGTGTTTTAGAATAGTACTCAGCTGCCATAATTAACCTTAAAAATTTATCTATTTGAATGTATTTATTCTCATAATATTTATTTCTAAACTTAAATTCTATTATATTTTCTTTGTCTTCAGCGTCCCAAATTTCATACTGATTTACTGTTTTAACTAAATTCAGATTATATTTATTATTAAAATAGTCAATTGATAATAATACTTTTTTCTCTTCAGTTAAATTAGATGTCATAATAAGCTACGTTTTTTTCTTTGTAATTATTATAAGCCTCTATTTCTTTAGCGTTTAAATCTTCAAAATTATAGCTTATTTCTAAAGCTCCGTATAACATCTCATTATCGTAGTAAGCAGTTTTTTTACTGCCTAGACAAATAGAGTAAATTCTATTTTTATGACATAGATTATTTTTTATAAAAGTTTTAGATAATCCAAAACGATTTGAGATATAGTCTAGGTTTTTTCCTTTAGCTAATAAAATGGAGATAAGGTTTTTTTCCTTATCTCCTAGCATATGGTCGTATCTATATTGCGCTTTCATTTATTAAAAATTATACCGTTTTTTTTAAATTCATTAATTATATAATTAACTCTAAAAGGGTAAATCGTCAGACTCTTCTACTGGAGCAGCTACTTTCTGTTGTGTTTGCTCCTTTTCTGGCTGGTAAGTGTTAACGCTTAGACTAACGTCTTTCCCGTATTGGTCCGCCTGGTCCTTAACATTTATATTTAGCTTTAGATACTTATTTCCTTTATAGTCAAAAATATGTTCTTTTGCTTTGTCTATATGTACTGT